TATCTTTATGTCCTTTAAATCACTTGAACTTTCAATCCAACGTGCCGTCTTTATCAGATAGGCAATTCTTTTAGCTCTTGTCGGAGTGTCAATCCGTCCATATTTACTTTCCACGCATTGTTTTGCGGCCTCGTTATAATCTTTTGTCCGGATAGCTTCAAGCATTTTTCTAAACCCTTTTAGTCCGTCCCATCCTAATTGATAACACATATCTAGTAAAGCATATTGTCTGTCTTTGTCAAGATAGTACCAATATCCAAGTGTTTTTAATTTTTCCAAGCATATTTCCATATCATTTCGGAGAAGCATGGCCGCTGCATTTTTTGTTATACCACGTTCCCAATCTCCAAGGGCCTTTTTTTCTTCCAAGGTAAACTGTCTTGCTTCAAGATTATGGCCATACCCTATTGTCCACTTTCCGGCCGTGCATTTATATTTTTTGTCTTTAAACCCTTCATGAAATTGAAGTCTTTTCTCCCACTCTGTCATTTTCCTTCTCCCAATTTAAAAAGGCTTTAAGCCAAGTTAACATTTTTCCACTCCTCAAAGTTTAGTGGATTTTTCTCCCACCAGTTCTCCTCTTTGGTGTAGTCCATAAGATACTTGCGATAGTCAGCAATATCTTGCTTTAGGGTTTCATCAAGTTCTTCCCACATTAAAGGTTTAGATTGGTAGAAATCCACATGCTCAGCAAAGTATTGCTCACGAACTTTTTTTACTTCACGTTTTTTAGCGGTGAAGTTTTCATCAATAATAAGCTTCTCTCCATCCCAAACATAGTTTGAAATGTTATCAAACTCGTCTTTTGTAATTTCTATACAAATAACCCCATCATCAATTCTTTTTGCTTGCCCTGAACCTACGATTTGATTGTTTTTAATAAAAACGTAATACATATCTATCTCCTATTGATTTGTTCCAATTCGTCTATATCCAAAAATATTCCACCAAAGAGTTGCTTCTGCTGTATTAACAAGAGTAATATATAAAGTTCTACTTGTCCCCATTGGAATTATAGAGTTTGCACCCATAACACAAGAACCTGCTGAGTTGTAATTTTTACACATTGTGCAACCTGTACTACCGAAAGCGACTGCATATATTGTATAAAAACCTTGATAATCTCCATTGGCTTCGATATTTAATAAAATTTCGTATTTGTTTCCATCATTTGGTAAATAATTGGACAAATCATAAGTGAATCCTTGCCCTACGGTTGATGTTGTCGTAATTACAGTACCGTTTTCAAGAGTAAGACTTGAGTCCACCCATTGTCCATCAATAACAGCTTTTCCTGTACTGGTTAGGTTAGAGAGGTCTTGATTAGCACCACTCCCTGCTATTAATGTATCTCCTAAACGTAATGTCATATTAACCTCTCTTTCCTATTGCAATCCAAGCAACCTGTGTCGTACCTGCCCCATTTTGACCCCAAACGTGTATAGTAAAAGAACCTACCTGATGACCTGTTGTATTAGGAATTGTGGCAGCATAACCGCCACCGCCTTTATAATGACTAACCAACACCGTATAATTAGAATTAGAAAACTTCTTTTGTAAGGAAATATTTGCCGAAGCATCACCATAAGCAGGAACCGACAAGACAGATGTTACACCCCATTGGATGAGTAAATCTCCTATGTAAACATACTTACTACTTGCACTTGTTGTTTCGTTAGTAAGAAAATTTGAGATTAAGCTATCAACTTCACTCTTTGTATAAACGCTACTTCCCCCTGCTGTATCATCTGTGATGTTATACAAAGTATCTGCGTCTTTGGTCACTATGGCATTATACTGTGCTAAAGTGCCTGTCCATGTCTTTATGGCTTGTGTAGTATCATTTTGGTCAATCACACCTACTGTTTGGAGCTGATTGTTCGAGTTGTTTGTAATTGATAGATTATCCTTACTAACAGATACAGAAGATAAAGCCTGAGCTACTGCCACACCAGATTGAGCATTGGTAGAAGTTCCGTCATAGGTTTGGTCAACTGTTGGAATACTAGAAGTACGAGCTATATTTGAACTTATACGAGCTTCAGGGATTAAGCCTGCGCTATCAAGCATTTTCCAGTTATTAGAACTAGAAGTCCCTACATAGAAACTATTTGCTTCAGAGTTCGTACCTTTTCCTAATTGAATTGAATAATTACCTGATGCTTTAGCATCTATACCAAGGGCGACTGATCCTTCACCTGTAGCTTTTGCAGAACCACCAACAGCAGTTGCCATATAACTACCCTGAGTATTAGTACCTACAGCAACACCACTATAATCAGGACAATAAGCGGCATACCCTATAGCAACAGTATTATGAGCAGAGTTTGTACTATTTGTTAATATTGCAACACTATCAGTTTGTGTAGCTTTATTTACCAAAGTCGGAGCAGCTACACTTATCACATCATTGGTTATATCTATACCAGTTCCAGCAGTATAGGTAGAAGAATTATTATCAACATAATCTTTAATAGCTTTTTGAGAGGAGACAACCTCATTACTGGCGTTGTTTCCACCCAAAGTATTATCTGTTGAAATGTTAAGAAACTTACTCATTTCTTACTCCTATCCGAGAACTACTGCTGTATATACTCCTGCTGATATATCACCTGAAGCGTTCATCTTTATTGTAATACTTCCACTACCATAAACAACTTCAGTATAAACTTCTGTTCCACCGCTTGTTTCTCTTACTGATACAATGCAGTCTGGAGCTAAAGCTGTAGAGATTGTCCACGTTACTTGACCGCCAGAAGCTGTCAAAGCAGGGTTAGTAAAAGTTGCTTTTGTGGCTGATATGGCTTCTCTTACGGCTTGTTCTGTTGGAATAGCACTATCTGAACCAGTAGAACCAACTGTAGTTACAATTACACCAGACTTAAAGTTATCTACCTCTAAATCAGTTATAGTATTATCATCAGCGTCAATGGTCTTATTTGTTAATGTTTGAGTTGCACTTAAACGAACAATGTCACTTCCTTCTGTGTTATCAATCTTATCTACATCAGAAGATGTAATTGTTCCACCTGCCGCAATATCCTTATTAATTACGAGATAGTCACCTGAGTTCCATTCAATCCCACCAATAGTTGCTGTTCCTGATACAGAATACATATATCCTTTTTTAACTGGTAAAGTAATTGAAGAATAGTCTGTTTGCCCCGTAGCTGTCCAGCTTCCTTGATATACTAAAGCACCAGTAAGAGCGTTTGCAATAGCTGTATAAACACCGCCAGATGTAACAGTATTTGTACTATTTGAAGTTGGAGCAGAGTCCATATTAATGCGAGCGTTAGGAATATAACCAGTTAGACCATTTAAAATATCCCAGTTATAGGACTCTTCATTGGTTTCATCATAAAAACCAATTTTTAATGAATAGGGTGTGCTATTATCTCCCCAACCTATTTGGTATGCTCCGTTTTCGCTTGAAGTTGCACCAACACCTAATGTTAGTGCATAATTTCCACTCGTATATGAATTATAACCAATACTAACCGAGTTATCACCTGTAACAGAAGCTTCCTCACCACCTATTTGTATAGAATAGTTACCATCGACGACACTTTTATAACCGATAGCTATTGCATTTGCACCATCTGACACATTGCCACTACCAATAATAACCTGATAGCTTTCTGCTTGACTTAAAATACCAACTGCACCTGTGGCATTTGAAACAGTACTATTAATCAAAGTTGGAGCGGTAACGCTAATCTGATTACTTCCATTAATAGCGATACCAGTTCCTGCTGTGTAAATTGCACCTTGAGAAGTTATATCAACCCATGCTGTTCCGTTCCACATATACATTTTATTATCTGTGGTGTTATAATAAACTTGACCTGCTTTTGGATTACTCGGAGCAGTTGATAAGTTCTGAATTACTGCATTTTGTAATTCGTTTTTATCAAGGTCAAGGTGTACACCATATTTTCTATCTGCCATATCTTTTCTCCTAATTTAAATAAGCTTTACCTGTTGTTGCCCCATTAATTTCAACAATACATTGATTTTCAGTTGGATAGCTAACAGCAGGAGTAAACACATTCCCTGAACTATCAACTACCGTTACAGACGGATGTCTGCCTAGATTATGATTAATTACCCAAGTATCACTAGGACTTGCCTGTTCATACGTAAATGTCCATAGCTTTTTGAGTATATCTCTTAACCCTGTGATAGCACCCATCGGGTGTTGGTTGGGTAAATCTCTACCAATTAAATCTGGGTGTTTATTAGAAAATACAGTTGTTACTATATCAGCAGTATAAGTAACATCAGGCTCTAATAAAAAATCTGCATCAATCGGTTCTTCTTGACCGAGTACAAATTCAACATTTACATCCACCATTTACCACCTCTGGACTTGTTTGAAGAGTTAATGTACCCTCGCATGTTTTCTTTAATGTCTTTCCATTATCAACATACCAAATTGCCGCATAGACTTTATTTACTGTGCTTAATTTAATTGATTCTTCTCTATAAATATCAATCTTAAATGGATTTGTCGGATGATCGAAATGCTTTAGAAGGCATCCTATCTTGACATCTACCGCAACAATTTCAGGAAGCTCTTGGCCTTCTTCAGGAGAAATGCTTACTGTCATTAAATTAATTAAGTCATCACCTTGATATCTCATTTTCTTACTCCACAAAAGATATTGTTATATATCCATTTCCGTTTTGGTATCCTTGGGTATGGACAACATTTGAGCAATTTGCATTTGTGTATGATGATCCACCGCCACCGCCGGAACTTCTAACACCTACTGAACGATAGTCTCCGGTAAATCCGGCTCCACCTCCATACCAACCGGCACCACCGCAACCCATACTTCCTGTCGATGTTCCTCCTAATCCAAAATATCCATCTGATCCTGGACCTCCACCTCTTAGTTCTCCACCAACTTGAACACCATGAGCACCGCCGCCATACTGGGTGCCGCCATATCCACCGCCAGAAGTCCAATCAGGAGCCTTGCCACCATTCACACCGCCACCGGCACCTCCGGTTGTTCCAGAATGACCATATGACAAAGGAGCACACCCACCGCCACCGGCAACAACAATTCTCGAACTTAAAGACACGGAATTAGTGACTCCGGAATTGTTTGTTCTTATATCGGCTGCGTTGTATGCTTGCGTCGCACCATTGGCCGGTATTGTTCCTACTGTTATGTATAATATTTGGCCTCCGGTTACATTAACATCACATTGAACCCTTCCCCCAAAACCGCCAGATGCCCCACTTCCGTCTGCACCTTTACTGGCCACACAATCAACGTGGATTTTGCTTACTCCTGGAGGAACTGTCCATCCATATAAAGACGTTCCGGCACCAATAGAAAAAGGACTAAACCCTATTTGATACACAAGATTGGATCCTTTATATACTTTTTTTACAATCCGGCTGTTTGCATAAATCAGCGGAGTTTGTGTAGAACCTTTATATGCTTTGTAGTATCCTACCATGTTTACCCCGTCACAAAATAAAATGTATCTGGATCAGTGGTTGTCGGCAAACTACTCACAACGGCCATCTTAAAGTTACAAGCCGTTACTGAACCATTTGACATATATACTGGTTGCATCGTTCCGCCAATTGTGGACGTAGATGCAGTTACGACACCGTCTGCATCTGTGTATACAGGCTTGGTAGACGAACCGACATTCTTTGGAACACAGTTTTTAACGTATTCTGTATTTGCTGCTTTTAAAGAAGCGTCAGATGTAGCCTGTGTTACAAATGTGTTTGTTCCGGACCAATCGTTATTATCCAACACTCTTGCAAACCCGACATCCCAATATGTATGGTTTGTGTCGTTTACTGGGTTGTATGCAATTGTAGAAGGGCCGGTGTTTTGTTTTGCTTGGTAAATTTTTCCATCTGTACCAAGACAACAAGAACCGGCTTTATAGTCTGTTAAATCCGACCACGGCAAGAACCCATATGTTTCTATCTGTTTATTTAATGTCGATATTTCATATAGGTATTGATTAAATTTCGAGGAGTCAACAATTTCTTTAAAAGGCCAACCTTCTTGGATGTATGACACATCCAGTTCTGTGTCTCTATAGCTTTGTCCGGCTACCGGAGTTTCTGGGATTGTGGTTGTTGCGTTTTCTGCAAATATTCCCGATATTGTTACGTTTCTAATTTGAATTGACATCATCCTACTCCTTTTCTACAGATGTAATTGTGCTTGTCGCAGAATATGGGAACATATATTGATTTTCTACCTGTAGGTTGTTTTTATGATAACTTAACAAATAATAGTTTGTCAATGATATTTCCGCATTGCAATAAATTTTTCCTTCCATCGGACCTTCTCTTTGAATTCCAACGTTTTCTGATATTCCTTCCAATATGATGTTTTCCAATTCTGGTTTTGATGAAAACTTATTGTGGTTTTCAAGGACCTTTAGCCATATTCTTTGGCGATATGTGTCGTCATCCATCTGCTCGAGAACAGCTTTTTCTGCCGGATTTGACCACCAATGTCCATTATCCGGTTGGATTTCGTCTTCATCCGGGGCAAACCAATATTCTTCTTCATAGTTATATGCCGTCCTTTTTATTCCAACTATCCTGCCTAACACGTCTAATTGAGTGCCTTTTGCTTTTTGAATAGTTCTGTATTCCATAAGGTCAACAATTGCGTCAAGAAGCTCTTGTATTTCGCTAACGTATACATTTAATAAAAGATTGAGAATATGGCCATCAATATATTGAGATAGCATTCTGCTTTCTGCAATGTTTTTTAGGTCAAATCTAAGTCCTGTAAAGTCTACTGTCAAATCTCTCATTATGTCACCGTAATGTTAATATTGTCTGTATCAAATTTTGCGATTTCGTTCCATGCTATTGCCAAGTCAGAACTTGCTGTCGTCGACGTAAAACCAATCTGGACGGAGTTAATTTTAAAACCAAGGACCGTATTAATAGGGGTGTATAGTCTTGATATAATAACGTCTTCTCCCGGCGGAAATCCGGCCGTTCCGGATTGATTATATTGTGCGTATTCTACAATTGCTTGTTTTATTTGGTCGTATCCATCTTCTGGCCAAAGGTTTGTGTCTGTGAACGATATATCTATGTCAATATATATGTCTTTTTCTGTCGGCCGTGTGAACGATATGGTTTGCGTGTCACCGAATTGTCCGGTATAAGTAACAGAAGTATTTCCGGTGAAATTTGCAAGAGCGTCTGCTTTCAATCGAATTACATTAGCAATTGCTTCGTTAGTTCCGCCAACCACGACTGGGGCAATAGTTTTTGCCGATATCCCTCTTTCGTCTGTGGAAGATGTAGCGTTTACATAAATCCTTGCAAATGTTACACCATCTATATTAATAATTCCGGAATAGATTGCATCCACTTGTCTATATGAAGTTGCGGACGTTGCTCTTTCCTGTTTAATATGAAGTTCCGTATCGGAGTCCGCGTCTGCCCCTACGGAAACTGTGCTTATGTTTTTTGCCCCATTCCACCCAAATATAGGGGTTTGAATAGCAATTATTGTATTTATTTCCGGATCGTATGCACCATTTGTTTGGCTATTTGCTGTTACTTGAACTTTTCCGGAGTTTCCTATGGTTGCCGATGCTGTGGTATAATATACTTGTTCTCCGTCGGTTGAAGCAATCAACGATCGAGATGGAATAACCACACCTGGAGTTCCTGACAATTCCATCATCAATTGTGTCGGAGCTCCGTATGATGTAGATAATCCGTTTAATTGAATTAGGCCACGCAAAGGAGCACCGGATGAGTTTAACGGATCATACTGGTTTGCCGCCAAATATGCTTCTTCCCAACAGATTGATATTTCTTCCGCAATAATATCGGTTAATTGCATAAGAATTCCATCGGCTTCTTCATTCATAAAAGGCTTTGCCCCTGTGTTTGGATCCGTTACATTTGCCAATTTAGTGTGAAGGCTTTCTAATACGTCTGCCAATCTTTTGGGAACGAACCCTTGTTCTGTCATGCCAAATGACATTCTACACCTCCTCTGTTAATTCGTATACGCTTTCGTCAATAATGATTGCTGCGTATATTGATGTCTTTTTTGTTTTTGGATCCGTTATCAAGTTTATTTCTTGAATATCAGACACTCCATATGTTTCCATTATTTCCGAGCTTATCACAAGCTTGACGTAATTAAAGTCTTTTCCGCCAAGTATCTGGCCCTCATAATAAGGTATACCGGAATTAATGTTAAGGAACCATTCTCCTTTGATTTTTCGAAGTCTGGTTCTAACTCTTTGCAATACTTCGTCTGCTTTATAGACCAACTTTATTTTTCCGTCTTCACAGATTAAGTCGTTGTTTCCAATTGCAAAGTCTACATAACCTGTCATACAACACCTCCTGTGTTTCCATCTCCGGCGGTTCCGTTAGTGTGTCTATGCGTATCCCAATCTTTTCCGTTCAATTCTATCGATCCTGTAATTGACACCGATGTTGCAGATATTGTCACGTTTCCACCTGTTAAATCAATACTAGCCCCACCTTGTAATAATGTCAAGCTGTCTGCGGATACTGACACTTTTGTTGTACCGTCAACATTTCTCATTTCTACTGCCGACGTAGAATAATTTGATATAAATTCTTTATTTGTTATTACTCCCGGAAAGCATAGAGCGTCTGTCATATCCATACATCTGACAACCGATGTCAATGGATTTTCCCCCTCATATGGTTTTTGTATATTACCTTCAAGCAAAAAGTTGTCTATACTTCTTTGAGAAAATATCAATGTACATACATCTCCTTTTTTGATGGGATATGTAATAAGGACTCCGTTTCCTCTTTGTATGGCCAATGGAATATTTGTTATCTTTGGGTAGTTCATATATTCAATACTTCCATCCGGATTAACGTGCTTAAACTGAATAGCCGGTGTGGCTGACACTCTTTGCTTGGCCACATCAAATTCATCGACGATTGCCGGTATTGTCGTATTTATCCTGAACATCATTTTCATGAAGTCCAAATCTTTATTAATACTCTTATTTCCTTTGCGTGTATCCATTATGAAAAATCCGATCCAAAGAATGTTAATATTGAAATGTTCATATCCCATTGTGATGTTTTAGGACATAGGTTATAATTTACGCTGTGGACACCTCCGTTTATTTCTCTTTCATACAATGATTTTACTTTGATAGAGGTTCCAGGGCGGACACCTTGAACGTATTCGCTCTCGATGTCCCACCCCGTTTGGATTTGAAATAAACCATAGAGCTGTGGGGAAACTCGTCTCAGCCCCGATTTCTCATCCAAAACTGCACTTAGACGTGGAGCTTCGCCATCCATATTTGTTACAAAAATTCCATCGTCTACATTCCATGTAAATCCATATTGATACGCAAGCTTATTTAATGCTTCTTCAATTCCCCCAACGTATGAAAATCCGGCATAGCCTATCTTTCCTTTTATTTTTATTTTTGTTGGATCGACTGTCACCCCCGGAATTTTTTGGGCCAATTCTGTTACAATTGTTTGAACTGATGTATCGCCTGAATAGGAAATTGACACAGCAGATTTCAACATACTCATTCCACCGGTCCGACAAATAAGAGTTGTCACTATGTCTGGGCCTTGTCTTTCAGCTTTTACGTATCCTATTCCGCCGGAGAACACTACTTCCATATTTCCGTTTTCATATCCGGCCAAAATTTGAACATTCATTCCCGGTTTCCGAAGTCTGTTTATTGTGTCTGCAGCCAGGTTCCATATGATTATATTTGCGGTATTGCTCATTGGAAATATTGATTTGCTTATGCTTGCTTGAACTCTCATGGTATTAAGAGAACCATTTGATAATATACTCAATGCAGAACCTCTTGCTTTAGGAGTTCCGTCTGGGTTGCGGAGTTCCCCTTCTTCAAAAGGGCCTATAAGCAATTCTATTTGTCTGTATCCTTCGTACATTATAACATCTTATCCTTATGTAAGCTAGGTGCTTCTTCTCCTTTTGGATAATAGTACACCAAGCACGTTTTTCCAAGACTATCTATTGTGTTATTTTCACTGCCGTCGACAGATACGCACCTTATTGTTTGGCCTTCAAATAATGGGGATTTTCCTTTTACAAGGTTTTCAACACCAACATTTAGGCAAATTCCCATGATGATAGGATTTTCTTCTTGGTCCATAATATCAAGAATCCATCGCCTTATGTACGGCAAATAATATGTTCTCATGCGAAACACGTTTTCGCCGAGTTCTACTGTTATTGCCCTACTTCCTGTGTCATCAAATGGTATAATCTGTGGCATTGTTTATCCTTTCACTGTCTTTTGGAGTCCGCCTTCAACTGTGGACATTGCACTTTTTGAGGTGCTTATTTCTTTGGCCGGATAGTTAACTCCAAGGTTCCGTTTGTTTAACTGGATAAAATCACACATGACTTGATATGCTCCTTTATATGGAGCTTTGTGTACTATCGGCATATTTTCTATTACCATGTGTTCGTATTTTTTATGGTGGGTTATAACTGTACATTCAATCTTTTTTTCCCACAACATTATCAGTTTATCAAAAATGGTGTCAAATCCTACCCATTTTGCAATGTTTGGAACGAACCTAGTTCCGAGAGTTCCATTTGTCATTTCAAAGGATAATGTGACAGATATCGGTTTTTGAATAATATGTTCGGCAATAACTGTTCCGTCTTCCATCGTATTTTGCGTAATTTCGCTTTGATATCTGTGCGACTCCGATTTTTTAACGTCTGGGGTTATTGAGTTTCCGGCCACAAGTCCATATAAATATTCCACCGCATAATTTACAATTTTTGAATTTGTATCGACAATGGGTTCCTTTTGTGGATCAATCCATTCAATGATTGCGGTTTTTGTTAATAAATTAACGACTCCTGTTATTCCTAATCCCATTGTTCCTCCTATTGATTTACATTCATATTAGGGACCGGTGTGAACCCCATATCTCCGGCAACATTATATATTATTGTATTGTTGTTATTTACGTTTTGTTGAGAATTGCTATTATTTGTTACCGGTGCCGGTGTAGGTGCTACCGGTAAACTTGGCAATTGACCGCTTGGTTGGAACCTATTTCCTATTTTGTTAAATGAATAGGGGTTATCTCTTTGCTCCCACCATCCTGTTTTTTCGCCAATCCAGTTCAGACCTTTAAACATTCTATCGTTGAATGTTCTGCTTGGATCATAGAAGAAGTCTCCCCAGAAATTTCCGAGAGCTTCGGACCATTTTCCGTCGGTTATAACGTCAAGCAGTTCAGACAGCCCCTCGGCTAGACCAACAAAGCTTATCATTTTAATTGCCATTCCAAGGCCTTTAAATGTTTGTCCAAGCTTTCCTATTGCACCCTCTTTTGCAATCATAGTGTCTATTGCCGTGTTTGTGTCAACTAGTGTTCTATTAAACTGAAGAACTTTATTTGTAAGATCCATCACAGTTGTTATTGTTTTAACAGCAAATGCAAATTTAATAGCTCTTCCTATTGCGTTCAAAGTCTCTTCTGGGTGTTCTCCCATGTATTTGTTTAACTTTTCGAGCCATTTGTTTAATGTGGGCAATATCTGAGCAACGACTTGCTGTGCGTTTCCTTGAAATGCAGCCATTGATTTATTAAATTCTCTTTGTGCTTTCGCTGCCTTTTCTATTTCTTCTTTTGGAATGACGGTTCCCATTTTATGAGCTTCGTCAAGAAGGTTTTGTACAGCTTCTGGACCTTGTTTTAAAAGATTAATCATATCTTGAGACATACCAAGATACTGGCCGAGTTGCTGTGAATAAAAAGCACTTGATTTGCTAAATGTTTTTGAAAGTCTTAATAAATCTTTTTCGCCTATTGCATACGAAGCCTTTAGGTTTTTCATGTCGTTTAAAACGGCATCTGCCGAAACACCAGAAGCTTTTGCAGCGTAAGACCATTCTTGAAGTGCATCAGTCGAATATCCGGTTGCTTTTGCTAGATTTTCCAAATCATTTGCACCGGAAACAAACTGTTTGAAAAATGACGTAATATCCATTCCCCCGGTAAATATCTTACCAAAGTCGCTTGCTACATCATTTATGCGTTCAAAACTCGTCTGGAGATTTGTTAACACAGTAAGTGTCTTGTCATCTAAGACAACGCTGTACGCTGTTACTAATTCATTAACTTCTGCCATTAATCAAAATACTCCACGTTTTCTTCTTTTTTGAAGTTACTGGCCCATTGTTCAAATCTGGAAAGACGGATTGCTTCAAAAAAAGTTCTCATTGAAACTGTTCCGTCGTATAGTCCCTGAAGAGAAACAAACCCTTTTTTGACGGGCCAATATATTATGCTTTCTAGTCTGTAACATTCTGGGACGAGGACTCCGTCTCCGCTGCTGTCTTGTTCAGCATCCCATTTGCGAAGCTCGGTAAGAATTCCCCCACCAGAACGAACAGCCCTTTTACAAATACCTCCCAAAGGTCTGCCGGGTTTTCTGAAAACCATTCTTCAATGGCTAAAGGATCACCAAGGAAAGTGTTTTTTGGTGTGATAACTTGAGCGAACACTTTCTTTTGCAATGCACTTATGAATTCCGGATTTTCGATTTGTTGGAATATTTTTAAAATGTCTCCCAACGTTACTTGTTCCCCTTTTTGTGCTTTTGACACGTTTTCCATAAATGTATCAATAGCTGATCCAAGGTATTTGCCGACTTCGAGGTGCAGGATGAATGTCTCTATAACACCCAATGTCTGCACCTTATACGTCTTATTGTTTATAATCATATTCTCAATTTTGCTCATCTTGTTTCCCCTTTAAATTTTAAGCTGCGATATATTGAGTTCCTACAAATGTATATGATTGTGAACCTTGAGTTTTACCGCCGGTCGATAACGTATCCGGTTTTGAAACCAAGGCATTTGTGATAGTATATTTAATGTTTGCACCAGTCTGTAACATTAAGACACCGCTTGTTGACAACAGCTGTTGCATTTCAATTGATGAATTTAGAATGTCAGCCGACGGAGATGTTTCACGCAATGCAACTGTTACACGAATACCTTGCGTGGTTGCAATATTCAATCCACCGCCATCGGTTCCTTCTGTGATATCTACTTCACCGCCAACAAATTCGACTGTGATAGATGTATCTGGAGCATAACCGCTTAATGCTACACCATTCCAGATTAATTTATTGTTCCGTTGATTGTAAATTTCTTTTCTTGGCATTGTGTTTCTCCTTATTCTGTGACAACTACGTCAATTGCAATTGAACCCATCCAACCGGAGTCATTTACAGTAATCGTCATCGGTGTACCGATATGTGCTTCTCTTTGTGCTGCCGTGGTTGCAGATAATTCTTGAATATCGATTTGGCAAGCAGGAATAAGTTTTACTCCTGTTTCGCTTGTTGCATCCTCTTCCAATCTGTCGGCAAAAGAACCGTTTCTCTTATATTTGTTGCAGATTTTTGAAGCTGCTGCAACCAACAGATTTTGGCCGTTTTGGGTATATGATATTTTGTTGTTACGCAAGAACACATTAAGAATTTCAATTTCGAGTTCTGCAATAAAGTTACATACATTTACCCAACCATCAGTGGACCATTGTGAGCTTGATTGTACGCCCTCACGGAAGAATTTTACTGATTGGCCAACGACACCGGTGATTGTGTTAATTCTTCTTGATGATAATGTGGAAACGTTTGTTTCGATATCTGGGAAGTTAACCGCCGGAATTCCTTCTGCATCTTTAAATTTACCAGTAATTGTTGAGTCCGCATTGTTATAGTTTACGGCCAAGAATGTAGCCAAATACGATACATCTGGATAAACTTGTGAATTATCGTCGTACTCGTATGATACGGCTGCCATGCCTGCGTTTCTAGCAACAACACCATTGTTTGTTTCTACGGCCGGATTATAGGCTGAAGCGTTATTTGTAACAAAAGAACCAACAGCTCTATATGAACGTCCATTAACCCATGAAGCCGCGTCTTTTTGATCAGACGTATCTCTATACTGGGAGTCGATGGTCCATCCATAAATGTGTGTTCCTGCTGTCAATGCAAAGTCGTAAATTTTCTGAAGTTCTCCGGCAATTCCGCTGTGTGTGTATCCGTCAAATGCAGAAGCACCTGCTGTTTCGGTTAACCCTAACAATGCAGAAACGTCTGTCCCTGATCCTCCAGAAACGGATGAGGCAAAGCTAATGGAAGAGTTCGCTCCGGATGTGTTTGATTTAACAACGAGGTTTCCGTTATAAATTGAGCAAGACGCAAAAGAAGAAGCAGCCACATTAATAACGGATGCAACATCACTTAAGCTTTGAGCAGAAGAGAAGTCGAGGTCGGTTACCTCTTGAGCCGTTCCGTCAACTGTAATTGCAAACTCGCCATTTTCAATTGCTGTCAAGTCTGTGTAGTTACAACCGCCACTCAATAAGTATGCCGGTTGGTCCTCTTCAAAGATTTTACCAACTGCAATCTTTTGCGGTCTTTTTGATTTAGAGAAAAATGCATATCCGGCCCACCATACAGTGTCACCAGGTGTGCAAATCTTATTGTATGCGTCTGATGTTAAATAAGTTTTTACTCTTTCCCCATGCAAAAAATTAACATTAGGAGTGCAGAATGCCAATGTGGTCATGTCTGTTCCTACCGCTGTCAATCCTTTGGAGAGGGAGACTGTAACATCAAAAGATACGGGTAATTTGTTTTGTGTCATGTTTTCACTCCTTATGTTTTGTTTAAACTTTCATAGCCATTCTGGCTCTTGATAATCCGTTTTCTGCCTTTTTGCTTTCGCTGTATGCAATTGCTTTGGCCTGTTCTGGGTTGGTAACAATATCGCCAGAAGAGCTTTTTAGTTTTCCTTCCTCAAATTCACGCATTACGTAGGCGAATTTGTCGTCAGACGCAGAGTTACCAAAAGGACTGCGACCAAGCTTTTTTCTTATTTCTTCTAATCTCTTTTGGATTTTCTTGTATTCTGGGGAACCTTCCTGAACATTGTTTCTCTCTCGAACAAGAGTTTTATATTCATTTTCGTAGTCACGTTCTGTTATATCGTATGTAGAATTGCCGACCTTATTACCGATATTCTTTAGCTTCTTTTCTAAATCTTGGATATGTCTTTTTGAGGCCCGATACAAACTTGGGATTGTACCGTACCCTTTTTCACCGCCTCTTTCTTCTAACACTTTTAATAGTTTTTTTTCTGCTTCGAGTGTTTCTAAAAGTTCATTCTTTGAAAGGTTCCCGACCTTTTCCAAATCTTCTATGGATCCAGAGTCCTTTTCGACTTCTTTGTTTTCATCCTTAACGAGACCCTCAAACATACGGGCCACGCCGTCTTGGTTTCCGGTGTTTACGTTTCCTACTTTAGAAAGATTTTCTTTTGTTTTTGCAAGTTCTCTTTTTGCAATTTCTACAAAAGCTCTTTCTTCCGGATCATCTTTTTTTAATTTATCAATGATGTATTGCCAATATTCAGCATCTGATTTTGTTTTATTTTCTCCAAGATGACGCTTTGCTGATTCTACAAAGGAAGAATCATTTCCTACCTCTGCACCGTTTATATATTTCCAATCCTTCATGTCTCGACTCCTTATAACAATCCAAACTTTTTAGCGGCCTGCTTTGCTTCCTGAACACCTTTTTTGATTTCGTCAATGCTTCGTTGATATTCTGCAATTTTTTTCTGAGCCCAGGAATCTATATTTCTAAGTGGTGTGTCTTC